TTCACGTTCACGTTGAATCGGCACAGCCTGGACAAAATGGTGGAGGCACAGTACTTACATGTGCTGATCCTCAGTGTAGATCTACACAGCCAGGCTTACAACTATCATTTGCAGTTGCAGCATTACAAGGTAGAACGGCTTAATCATGGGTTCAAGAGACGATAGTTTAATTGCTACAGCAGTACCTAATCCGGTTGTAGGACAAACATATACAGTTAGTGGAAGAGAAGTTGTATATGGTGGAACTGAAAAGGGAGGTTCACAAGATACTCCTAGCGGAGGTAACGGTCCTACTGGAAGTAGCGATTATAGAATAAATCCTGATATTCAAGCAGCAATGCAAAGAGGTAATATTCAGCAACCTGGTTTCTATGGTAGCCAGGAGATGAAACCCTCTAATGATCAGTTTAATCAAGCTGTTAATATTGCAGCCAACTTAGCTGGTCTTGCATCAATACTAAAGTCACAACCAGTACCTCCGCCAACATATAGAAGAACTACTAACAACTACGTTTTAACTCAAATAGAACGTGATGCTATTACTTCTAAGAGTAGAGAATTAGCCTTGTTTGGTATAGTTCCTTTTGATATCTTAGAACAGTTTTTTTATATTTTGGCAGTTAATGAAAGTCAATCCGATCTTCAGTACATTGCTAGTACAGTAGGTATACCTGAATTAGGACAATCTAGATACGTAAGAAACATAAGAGATATAACTCTTATTCCTGACATCTATAAAATTGGTTATTTGGCCAATGGTGTTGCTTCTGTAACTAGCAGATATGCTGCTCAGTATACTAATATGCAACAGTACGCTGACTCTTCTCAAAGTAGCCTTGGTAGCGTATTACAAGCTGCTGACCTAGGTCTTCAGTTAGGAGTTATGGGATCAAATATTCTTAACTCAAGTTATACTCTAAATGGATATTCAGGTGCGCTAAGAAATTCCCCTGGTCTTTCTACTAGTGCTATTAATGGATCTATTACTGCTTATCAAGCAATTGCATCTGGTAACCCTAGTGCAACACTCTCTCCTTCTACTATAAACACTCTATTAAACCCAGCTGCTAGTATTCAATCACAAGCAACTACAGTAGGATCTAGTCTTATTGGTGGGTTATTAAATCAATCTCCACTAGGAGGTGCAATGAGTGCACTCGGACCTTTAGGAGGTATTGCAGCTGGAGTTCTTCTAGGAAAAGCTGGTGGTAATGCACTAGGTGGATTTATGTCAGAAGTTCTTCTTGGGGCTAGAATTGCCACTTCTAAACTTGCTAATAATCCTATGCTAACATCTCCATCTTATGCAGGTAAAGCATTTTTTGGAGAAGCACCAGTATCTTTACCTGCAGTAGATCAAGTATTCTGTAGAAAAGTAGGTGCATTTGGAACTTCAGTAGGCGGAGGTGGTGTTGTAAGTTTTGGTATGCAGAACTTTGCTTCTCTAGGAGGAGCATTATCAATTGCTTCTGTAGTATCTAGAATGATGACAGGTTCTACTACACCACCTCCTTCTACTACATTCTTTGGCCAACAAGTTGCCCTTATGACATCTAATCTTTGCAGCAACCTCAATGTTCCAGTATCGTCTAATATTGAGTTAAGAAGATCAGATAATGCAATTCCTTTTATGATAGGAATGAGTGCAACCATTGTTGGTGAAAATTTCTCACCTTTTGGATCTTCTCCTTTTACCAATGGTTGGAAATTAGCTTCTTCTACAGCAAATGATGTGCAGAAATACAATCCTCAGTATCTCGAAGCATGTCGCACGTCGTTATAAATAATTAAATGACAACACAAATCATTTACTCAGATATACCTACTGATTTAACAGTCCATCCTGTCAAAGAGGATCTGGTATTGCTGACTAATGAGCAGGCAGTTAAGAGATCAATTCGCAATCTTCTTCTTACAGATCCATATGAAAGATTTTTTAATCCTACTCTAGGTTCTGGCATAAGAAGCCTTCTTTTTGAGAATATAAGTCAAGACACTGAGTTTATTCTACAAGAGAAAATAAGAGAAACGATCATTAATTATGAACCTAGAGCTAATCTTTACAGTGTAGGTGTAAAAATATTAGAAGACGATAATTCTTACGCTGTAAACATAATTTTCTCTTTAGTGAATAGCTTGACTCCAGTTACACTAGATTTAATTCTTAGAAGAGTAAGATAATGGCTAATACCGGGTTCCTGAGCATTTCAGATCTTAGCTTTGACTCAATCAAAGCTAATCTCAAGACGTTTTTAAAGAGTAAGACTGAATTTAAAGACTATGATTTTGAAGGCTCTAATCTCAGCGCTTTATTAGATATTCTTTCATATAACACTTATATGAACTCTTTCTACCTTAACATGGTAGGAAGTGAATCATTCTTAGATTCTTCACAGATGAAAAGCTCTATAGTTTCGCATGCAAAAATGCTTAACTATCTTCCACGCTCAAAAACATCTGCTCGCGCATTAGTTACATTTACAATCGATACAGGTATTGATACACCTAGCGTTATTACTATTCCAAAGTACTACACTTCAAGAGCTGTAGTAGATAATGTTAATATGGAGTTCTCTACTGATGAGCCTGTTACTATTACTGCTAATAATGGTGTATATCAAAGTCCGCAGGTATACATCTACGAAGGAAAAGTAGTTACAGAGTATTTTACTAAGTCTGATTCTTCAAGATTTATTTTAAGTTCTGAGAATGTTGACACTAATAGTCTTGAAGTAACTGTTATTAATTCTTCTATTGATACTGCTAATACAGTTTATACTAGAGCAGAAAATCTTTATGGTCTTAATCCAAGATCAGAAGTATATTTTGTTGCTGGTTATAACGAAAATCAATATGAACTTTTCTTCGGTGATGATGTATTAGGTAAGGCATTAGTTAACGGCAATATAGTTAAAGTAAAGTATAGATCCACTAACGGCGAGTTAGGCAACAAAGCTTCTGCTTTTGAAGCATCATCTAAGGTAGATAATTACTCTGTTACAGTTTCTACTAATGTAGCTGCTGCAGATGGATCAGATAGAGAAAATGCTGAGTCAATTAAGTACAATTCTCCTCGTCATTTTGCATCACAAAATAGAGCAGTAACTAAGGAAGATTATGTTAACTTAATTAGAATTAACTTCCCTCAAATTAAAACTGTTAACGTTTATGGGGGCGAGGATGCAACTCCTCCTCAATTTGGTAAAGTAATTATTAGTATGATACCTTATGGTACACAGCCTCTTGTTTCAACAGAATTAAAAACTAATATTATTAATTTCCTTACCACAAAGAACTTAACTACTAGCCCAGTTATTATTGATCCAGAATACATGTATGTTGAGATTGTCTCTGATGTAAGATATAACCCTTCTCTTACTTCTAAGAGCACTACTCAAATTAAAGCTGAGATCGTTGATAAAATAAGAAACTACAGCGATAATTATCTTACTGAGTTTGGTAATGATCTTCGTAAATCTAAACTAGTATCTGCTATCGATAGCGCTGACTCTTCTATTACTAGTAACCAAACTAGCTTAAGAGCTATCTATAGAATTACTCCTACCAAAGGTACTTCTACTAGAGTTAATTTCACATTCTCTAATACACTTTATAGACCTTATAAAGTTAAGTATACAGAGAATGAGGCAGAGACTGTAAAGAGTGACGCATTTACCTACTATAAAGATGGTGCATACTTTAATGCTTACCTTTCTGATGATGGTGTAGGTAAGTTAAGAATATACTATGTTACAGCAGATTCTAAGCAGGTTATTTTAGAAGAAGATATTGGAACAGTAGACTACGATACTGGTGAGCTTCTTTTCTATCTCGATGCTTATGATTATAATGGGTATATTAATATTTACGCTAAAACATTAAATGATGATATTATAGTTCAAGAAAGTAAATATTTACAGATTGACTTTGAAAAGCTCTATGTAACAGTAAACGTTTTTAGACAATAATGCAAGTAGATCTTAAACAGATAGCCCCTCTAGTAAAAAGACAGTTTCCTGCTTTCTATCAGGAAGAGGGTCCTAATTTTATTCAGTTTATTAAAGCGTATTATGAATGGATGGACAGCCAAGGTCCTACCTTTGAATCTAGACGTTTACTTGAAACAATAGATATTGATGAAACTGCAGATGAGTTTGTAGATAATTTTATTTCTAAGTATATGCACGGCATACCTAGAAATATTCTCTCTGATAAGAGATTGCTTGAAAAGCATATTTTAGACGTCTATAGATCTAAAGGTTCAATAGAAGGTTTAAAACTTCTTTTTAGACTTCTCTATAATGTTGAAGCTAGTATCTTTATTCCAAAAGTTGATGTTCTTAGAACTTCAGATGGTAAGTGGCAAAGAAAACAATATATGGAAGTAGAGACTAGAGACTCTAATGCTTCTTATGATAGAAAAAATATTAGAGGATCTACTTCTGGTGCAACAGCATTTGTTACCAATGCAGTAAAAATTAATACTGGTGTAAGTGTTACAGACGTATTTTACGTAACTGATGTTTATCCAGGACCTACAGGATCATCCTTCTTAGTAGATGAGTATCTTCTTTTTGAAGGTCTTAATATTAAAGATGCTACTAAAATTATAGGTTCAGCAGTAGGCGGACTTGCTATTGAATCTTCAGAAGATTTCCAGGGTGGTGACATACTATCAAGTAATAGTACGACCGGTGAAGGTTTAAGATTTGAAGTTGCCACTCTTAAAGATGCTACACAACTTCAAGGCTACATTGATTTTAAAATTGTAGATGGTGGATATGGTTATGCTGTTAATTCTGATGTAACTGTAGTTTACGGAACTGCATCTCAAGGCACAGGTGCCACCTTTAAAGTAGGTTCTATTTCTAATACTGTTAATTTTACTTACAATATTAATATTATTGGTGACTATTCAAGTACTGCGCTTAATGCAGGTAACTATGGAACCGGTTTGAAAAACGCGTCACTTGGTTCTGTTATTGATAATGCTTTAACTAATGCTACTATTCCTATTGGTACTATTGCAAGTCTTTCAGGTGTAACATCTGGTGATCACAAGTATAATGGTTCTGTTGTTCCTACAGTATTTGAGAGAAGAGTAGCCGGTTACGGGTTTATGAGAAGTGATGGTACAATCTGGGGTAATAATGCTATTATTACTGGTAAGTTAGCAGTAGGCAATGGTGTAATTAACTCAGTAAGACTTCTCTCTTCTGGCTTCGGTTATAATACTCAAGGTGAAGAATTACTCTTTACTAATGAAGCAAATACTCAGTTAACATCTACTATGCAAGTTCAATTAGGCGCAATTGGATTAGAAGAAGGTACTTGGGTAGACAATTCAGGATTGCTTAACTCTGACAAGTATATAACTGATAGCAATTATTATCAAGATTTTTCTTACGAGATACAATTAGAAAAATCGCTGGATAAATATATCAATGTGCTTAAGCAAGTAATGCATCCTGTAGGTAATAGAGTTTTCGGTAAACCAGTTATTATCGACACTAATCAACTTGACGTTGTCACAGTAGTAGATATTATTAATATTAATTAACGGTAATATAATGACAGGTATTTTTACTCAAAATATTAAAAATAAGTTTATTGAAGAGTTTGTTACTGATGTAGGTAGCAGCAGTTCTAATTACTATGTTGCCTTTGGAAAATATTTTGAGTGGCCAGATGATAATAATCCGCCTGCTGCAAACGCATCTGTTAAAGAATCTCAAATTAATGTAAACAAAGATCTTCTTTTTGGTAAGAAATTAAACACAGATAATATTGCTTACATTGCCAAAAGAAAGACATGGACTTCTGGTACAGTCTACGCTTATTTTGATCACAATGATCCAGAACTCTATAACAAAGATTACTACGTAATTAATAGTAATAATAGAGTATATAAGTGCTTATTTAATAACTATGGTGTTGCTTCTACTGTAGAACCTAATCTAACGGTTAATAATGGCGATTTTAATACTGCAGACGGTTATAAGTGGAAATATCTCTTTACTGTAAACAGCGCTAAAAGAAAGCTATTTTCAACTGATGAGTACTTTCCTATAGTACCAGAAGCTGCAGTTGTTCAGTTTGCTGAGCCTGGTGCTATTCATGTTGTTAAAGTTAGCTCAGGTGGTAATAACTATATCAATGGTTATGGAACTATTGATTCTATTATCACACCAACACTATTAAAAATCTCTAATTCAAATGCTTCATCTATAAATGGTGCATATAATAACTCAACACTCTATATTTACTCTGGTAGTGGTACAGGCGGTTTATCTACTGTAACCGGTTATGTTGTAAATACTTCAGGTAAGTTTGTTACAACAAACAATGCAATTAGAAATATAGACAGTACTTCACTTTATAGAATTGATCCTCAAGTCTATATTGCTGGTGATGGAACAGATGCAAAAGCGATTGCTACTGTTAACACATCAACTGGTCAAATCTCTAGCATCGATATGGTTAATAGAGGATTTAATTATACTTTTGCTGATGTGTATATAGTTTCAAATACAGAATTTGGTTCTAGTGCAAATGCACAAGTTATAATTTCTCCTCTTGGAGGTCATGGTGCAGATCCTGTTACCGAACTAGGATGTAAGACATTAGGTATTTCTATTAGCACTAGCTTGACAGACAATTTTCCTGAATGGTTAAGATATAGACAAGTCTCTCTAATTTACAACCCTAAAGCTACTGCTAATAACGCTCTCTACAGAGATGGTACTTTTAATCAGATTTTAAACTTTGAAGTCATCTCAGCCCCTAACTTATTTGATGAGGGCGAGGTAATTCAGGGTATCAATAGTAAGACAACTGCTACTGTTGCTTACATGAATACTTCTAGCTTATATGTTATTGGTGATACAGGTAATTTCCAACCATTTGAAACTTTAGTATCTCTTTCAACTGGTAAAATTGTTATTATAGCCAGCATAAATAGTAAAGATTTAATACCATATACATCAGAAGTATTTTACTATAAGAATCTAGAACCAATTAGTAGACAAGGTGTAGCTTCAGAAGATGTCAAGCTATATTTCAATTTTTAAGGGTTAAAAATGGCTGAATTACAAACCGACTTGAATGTACCTCCATTTTATGATGATTATGATGAGGACAAACAGTATTATAGAATTCTGTTTCGTCCAGGCACAGCAGTTCAAGCTAGAGAGTTAACTCAGCTCCAGACTATGCTCCAGCGACAAATTTCTCGCTTCGGAGATAGTGTGTATAAAGATGGTACTATTGTAGAAGGTTGCACATTCTCTCAATATCCAAATATTGATCAAGTTAAGTTTAAGGATAGCAACTCTTCAACTTTAGATTTCGGTCTACTAACAGTTAATTATACAGACGATGTAGCTAATACTACTTACGATGTTAGAAACTCTTATGTTCTTGTCTCTAATACAACTGGTCTACGTGCACTAGTTTTCAGAGCTTTTATTGGTGCAGAATCAGCAGTTAATAGCGGAAGTCTTGAAACTAATAGAGCATACGTATTCTATCTTAACACCGGTAATAATGCTGGTATTGAAGTAAAGAAATTTAGCACTACTAGTGAACAAATTGACGTTTATAATTCTACTCAGAGTCATTTAGGACCTCTTGTTCCTTCTAAGAGATTAGGTTCCGTTTATACATTAACATCTAACAGCACTGTTAACGCTCTTGGAGTGGGTTATGGTATTCACGTTGGACCTGGTATAATTTATCAAAAGGGATTCTTCTTAAAGTCTCTTGCAACAAACTTTATTATTAAAGAAAATAGTTCAAATGCAGCTGGTATTAGAGTAGGTTTTGATACTACTGAAACTATCATTAAGCCTGCAGCTGATGAGTCATTATATGATAACTCTACCGGTAGCACTAACTATAGCGCACCTGGTGCTTATAGATTGAAACTTACACCTGTACCTGTTTTCTACGATGCATCAAATACTCAAGTAACTATTCCTTCTGGATTCTTATCCATACTTGACTTTGATGGTGGTAACGGTAGACCAGTAATTAGCCAAGAATATCAACCAATACTTTCAACTATTGGTGATATTATGAATCAAAGAACATTTGAAGAGTCAGGCAATTATGCTGTAAAGCCTTTCCAAATTGATGTTTCAGCTCACGAATCAAATACTCAGTCATTCTACTATAATGTCTCTCCTGGTATTGCATATGTTGATGGTCAGAGAGTTGAATTTCAATCACCTAAAAAGATAGAAGTAGCAAGAGCTATTACAACTGCATCTGCTAATAACGGTGCAATTACTCTCAATATGGGTAATTATATTAAAGTAAGAAACTTTGTAGGTACAGTAGATATTGATAAGTTTGCTGAAGTATCTTTCTTGAGTGCTAACCAGCAGATTTTATCTAACAACCAAACTGCTTCTGCAATCGTTGGTGGTGCAGCTGTTGTAGGTAATGCTAATATTAGAGCTATCTCTTACGTTGCAGGTTCTGGTGTTAAGGGTACTGCTAACGCCACTTACAA